GATGTTTGACATCGCCAAGTTGCGGGAGTTTTATGAAGAGACTGGCATGGGCATCACCGCTGGTGACAAGGAAGGAGAAATTACATTTACTCCCTTGTCTGACAGCACATTCCTGAGCCGTACCACATGGTTCCATCCTGATTTGGAGCGTTACGTGGGAAAGCTTAAGATGTCTTCCATTACTAGGCCGTTGGTTGTCAGGAAAAAATCAGCCAAGATCGGTGAGTATATGACGGACGTTTGCGCTAGCATTGCTCGCGAGTCCGCATTACATGGCAAAGAGACGTATGAGCAGTTTCAGCAAGCGTTCGTCAAACTGTTCGTTAAGATGCAGTATCCCATCCCTTATTCAGCTGAGTGCCCTTATCAGGATTACATAGTTATGATGCAGGAGCGGGACGCAACTAAAGACAGGCGTCGTGTGTTCCAAGGCGGAATTGAAGAAAGTTCTGAAGTCAAGGACACTCAGGAAGTGCGCCACATTGACGAGCCTGGTGAAATGGAAGTCATGGACGAAAGCACGAAGTATGAGGGTTCGGCTTACAGGGTGCCTTTGGGAACCCGAAGTTTGCCTCCTTTTATGGAAAGAGAGGTTCGAGGCCTCACGTACGTTCTTGAAAAAGACGTCCAGTTTCAACAGTCCATTTCCCCTTTGTCCATAATAATGGGAAGTTTTCGTATGAAGGAACGCTTGCAGACTTTCACAGCTTTGAATTGTGACATTGTGGTTCGTTTTGCAATTACAGGAACCAAATTTCATTACTGTTCTTTTGTTGCGCACAATGTTTACAGGCCCCTTCTTCTCGATTTTCAGGATGACCGTCGGCTGCCTCATGATCTACGTATGTTGCTAGCTAGCCAAAGGAGCCCCTTGTATTTCGAGTTAGGGGATAACGAAGTTGTGGCTGAGCTACGAATTCCTTTCTTTTGGCCAGACGCATACATGCAGATAACCCGCTTTAATGTAGACGACTACTGTAGGGTCAATATAGAGTCCGTGACTCCACCACGATGCGCTGTGGACGACACGGCTTCTGATCCCACTTTGACCGTCTATGTACGGCTAGACAATCCTAAGGTTTTGGGCCACACACCTAGGCTTTTCCACGGCGTGGCCCCAGAAGAAGGTAAGCCTAAGCCATCGGCAATGTTGGGCAGGGCCGCTCGCATGGCGGACGCTATGGCCCGCGTCCCAGGTTTAACTCTTCCCGCTGAGATTGCTTCCGGCGTTTTACATGGAGCCTCAGACTTGGCTAGAGCAGCCGGTTATTCTAAGCCAATTAATTACGGTGGATCTGGCTACGTTCCTTTTGTTGCTTCGTCCACAGCATGCGCTAACACCGACCACGTGGGCAGAGTATTGGCATACGACGTCCATCAAGGGGTTGCTTTGGATCCGAACATTGGACCTTACATTATGAATGAAGAGTTGGCCATAAAGCACTTAGTGAGC